GTCGAAACCACAACCCATGAGGTAAATTATGGCTGACGAACAACCCGATGAGGGAATCGTTGAAGGGGACGAGAACGAACCCCAAGAGGTAGAGACCGAAGAAGAAATCGAGGAAGCTGCCAAACAGGAACCGACAGAAGAGGATGAGGAGGACTCGGAAGAGCAAACCGAACCGTCCCCTGAATCGACGACTGTAGAATACGAGGGGCAAGAGTATAACATCCCCCCTGAATTAAAAGAGATGTTTTATCGACATAAGGATTATACGACCAAGACTCAGGAGATGGCGGAACAGCGGAAGGGTCTGGAAACCGACAAACAACGGTTCCAGGAAGCCATTCAGTTGCAAGCCGCCCATACTGAGGCTTACACCCAGCTAGGCATACTTGACCAGCAACTAGCTCAATACAATGAGGTAGACTGGAATACATGGGCCTCCCAAGACCCTAATGCCGCGCAACAAGCGCAGATACAGATGGGTGCGTTACGGGAACAACGAACACAAGCTCAGGGGAAACTGCAATCTCTACACACCGAAACTCAACAGCAGATGCACACCGAGACAGCAAAAGTTGTTGAGCAAAATCGTGCCAGGATAGAGAGGTCAGTCCCTAACTGGAGTTCGGAAACCGAAAAGGCTGTTTTTGACTTTGGGATTCAAAGCGGCCTGTCCGAGAGTCAACTGGCCGGGACGAACTACGATCCCATCTTGATAGGGATCTTAAATAAGGCCCGACTATTTGACGAACTTCAACAGAAGCAGACCGGCAAGAAACCCAAAAAGTCTGAACCTGTCCCGCAAGCCACGAGGGTAAAACCCAAGAGGACTGCCCCGAAGGGCCTGCATGACGGTTTAAGTATGGACGAATGGGTGAAACGTCGGAACGCTCAAGTAGCTAAACGAGGTTAATATGGCTAATACAACTTTAACTCCGACAGCGGTTACGAGGGAAGCCCTTCGTATACTGCACCAGAAGTTGAACTTTGTAGGCACGATCAACCGTTCCTATGATTCATCTTTTGGTAAAAGCGGTGCAAAGATTGGCGACAGTCTGAAGATCAGGCTTCCCAATCAATACACCGTAAGATCCGGGGCGGCACTCTCTTCACAAGACGTCGTGGAGTCGAGCGTGACCCTTCAGGTCGCGACCCAGAAGGGCGTCGATACCACATGGACAAGTGACGATTTGTCACTGGATATAGACGACTTCGGTTCGAGAATATTAGAACCGGCAATGTCAGTCCTGGCGGCGAACATCGAATCCGACGCCATGTCCATGTACAAGGATGTCTATAATCATGTTACGGACGTTGGCGCGACAATTACGTCAAGCGATGTGATGACGGCGTCCAAGGTGCTGACGGATAATCTGGCACCATACGACAACCGTTGCTTAAACCTGTCGACTCAGGACAACCTTGACTTGGTTGAAGCCCTAAAAGGTCTCTATAACGACCGGACTAATGTAGGCAAAAACTACAAGGAAGGCCGTGTTGCTTCTAACACATTCGGGTTCTCCGAAATTATGGAAAACTCCATGTGGCCGCAGCATACATCGGGTAAAACTATCCATTAGATTGCCCCCTTGCCGTGCAAGCGGTGAGTGCAAATTCTGTGAATTGCTGGAAAGCTAAGTTAGGAATAATAAGCCAATCAGCAGCCAAGTCTGGCAGTAATGTCAGGAAGGTTCAGAGACTAGGCCAAGGAATCCTCGCAAGAGGATGGTAAAGGCCCAAGAGCGCAGAACATTCCTTTGGGATGATGATATAGTCCGATACTCCGATGAAAATCGGAGACAGTAATTAAAAAAGCTGTGTAACAATTGACTGACGATGGTACAGGCGACTATCTGGTGAATGATGCTGGCACGATAGCCGAGGGATCGACTTCGATCACTACGGATACCGGCGCTGGAACGTACCTGATAGGCGATATTTTCTACTTCGCTTCCGTGTACGCGGTTCATCCTGAGACGAAGGCAACACTCACGAAGTTGAAAGAGTTTACCGTTACGGCGAACTCCGGGACTTCTGCAACTACGATCAGTTTCTCTCCTGCGCTTTATAGTTCAGGTGCGAAACAGAATGTCAGTGCGATGCCTGCCAATAATGCCGCCTTGCATAAAAACGAAAGCGACCAGTCTACTGATATAGCTGCAAGCGCCGATTACGGTGTGAGCCTCGCTTATCACAAGGACGCTTTCTGCTTTGCAACGGCTGACTTGATCATGCCTCAGGGCGTTGATTTCTCGGCACGGGAAGTTATGGACGGTATCTCAATGAGAATTGTACGGGATTACAGTATTTCAGCAGATACGTTCCCGACAAGGATCGACGTTCTCTACGGGTATAAAACCATCAGGCCAGAAATAGCCTGTCGTATCCAGATGAACTAAACCACAGGGAGGGCTTCGGCCCTCCCCTTCTTCAGGAGATAAACATGCCAAAGTGGATGTATAAAAAGGACAAGGGCGAAATCGTTTCCAAGCTCTTCCAGGATGGCGACGATATTCCGAAAGAGTGGAAAGAAAGCCCTGGCGAAGCTGAAAAGAAACCCAAGAAGAAATAGATGGCTTTAACGAATTTTGCGACCTTAAAAACCGCAATAGCTTCGGAGTTCTCACGCTCCGATACGGGGTTCACCAATGCTGTGCCTGATTATGTTCTGAGGGCGGAAGCGGTTCTGAACAGGCGTTTGAGAACGCACCAGATGCGGGCGACGGCGACGGTTACTATTTCCTCATCGGCAAGCACTGCCTCCCTGCCTACGGGATTTCTATCGGATATTGGATTGCACTACACGTCCGACCTGAGTCAGCTAACCCCTGCGACAGACGCCGATCTGGTCTACTGGGGCGCAACGGATTCAGGCCAGCCCCGGCTCTACAGGGTTGGAGCGACGGTGTACGAGTTTGATAGACCAGCGGACCAGGCCTATTCAACGAAGGCCGTTTATTTCAAGGCGAATAATTTAACGTCCGACGCCACCAACTGGCTGATGACCAATTACCCCGATGCGTACCTTTATGCGGCGTGTTTCGAGGCTGCGGCGGCAAGACAGGCCAAGGATCGAATGGCAATATATAAACCTCTAAGGGACGAGATTATCGAGGAAATTAACCGTCTTAATTCCAAGACCCAGGGTCGTGTAAGAATGCGGCACGATTCGAGCCTTGCAAGGGGGAACCAGTTTAACGTCAACACCGGCGGTTATCTATGATTGTATTCGGGGAGTTCGCTCCCGACCAGCCAGCCCTGGATTCGGGCGGTCAGTTCAGTACGGTTGCCAAGAACGTCATCCCAAGGACGAAACACTCCTATGCTCCCCTTGGAACATTGGCGGCATTGACAAATGCCCTTGATAACAACTGTCAGGGTGCGGCGGCGTTCAGGGATTCAACTGGTGCGGTTAATTCATTCGCAGGGGATACGAGTAAGCTCTATAAACTTTCCCAGACAACCTATTCGGACGTTACGGGCTCGACCACTCCCTCTGTTGCAGACGACGATACATGGCAATTCGCGAAGTTCGGCGAGAGAATTATAGCGGTCAGCGGCCACGCCACGAATACCCAGAGCTATGTAATGAACAGTTCGAGTACCTTTGCCGATCTGGACTCCGACGCCCCAAGGGCGAGACACATAGCCCAGATTAAAGACTTTATAATGCTGGGGAACACTTATACCTCAGCGGACGACGCTGTGGCGAACAGGGTCCACTGGTCAGCGATAAACGACCCCACGGACTGGCCTACCATTGGAAGCGCGGACGCAGCGAGTAAACAGAGTGACAGACAAGACCTCCCTTCGGGAGGATGGATTCAGGCAATCACGGGAGCTGTAGGTGGTACGGACGGAGTTATATTCATGGACGACGCGGTGTATCGTGTTATTTATTCAGGTCCGCCAACGGTCTTTGAATTCTATGAGGTTGAAAGAGCCAGGGGGACGATAGCTCCGAGGAGCGTGGTCAATATAGGGGATTCGTGTTTCTATCTCAGCCGCGACGGGTTCTTCCAGTTTAACGGGCAGGATTCTATCCCGATAGGGGACCAGAAGGTAGACAAGACATTCTTTTCAAGATACACGCAGGATTACCCTCATTTAGTATGGGGCGCAAGCGATCCAATTAATAAGGTCGTGATGTGGACCTACCCCTCCGCCTCGACTTCAAACGCGACAAAGGCGCTCATATTTAACTGGAGTCTCAATGAATGGTCTGAGGCGGAGTTTAATTCCCAGGTGTTATTTACCGACCTGACCCAGGGATATACTTTAGAAGGTCTGGACGATGTCGAAAGCCAACTGGATGACCTTCCCTATAGTCTGGATTCGAGGATCTGGACGGGGGGCAAGGAAGTCCTCGCGGTTTTTGACACGGACAAGAAAAACGCCACATTCTCAGGGGTGAACCTTGCGGCGGTGATTGAATCACAGGAGATAGGCGGGGGCGAGAGGGTTCTGATCGACGGTATCAGACCTTATGTGGATGTCAGTAATACGGCGCACCTTACCGTTGCCTTAAAGACACGCGACGACGTAGGCGCTTCCATAACGACGGGGACGGCTTCGGGTATAGACGCAGATGGTCAGGCTCATTTCACCACGTCCTCGAGATATGCAAGGGCGCAGGTCAATATAGCCGCCAGTGCGACATGGACCCACGCACAGGGAGTAGACGCAGATATAACCGCTGACGGAACGGCGTAATGGCTGACTATTTCACAAGAATCCCCGGCCCTCTGGAGGTTATGCGGAGGCTGGGGTTAAACGTCCCTTCGGGCCAGCAACTGGGAAAGTTTTCTACGGCTGTTCCTGAGTTTGTAGGCCCACAGGCTGACGTTGCGGGTATGGTCAGGGATGCGGGCCAGGTTATGCCCAACATACAGTCTGGAGACTACGGGCAGGCATTAGCGAACCTCGGTATGGCTGCGGCGGCTATCCCGTTTATGGCAATTCCGGGGACGGTATCACAGGTCAAGAAGTTATTTCCTGGCCCTAAAATGACACGTCAAGAATTTAAAGACGTTTTCTTGAGTCGTAGTAAAGACCGCCAGAAATGGGGTGCGGAAAGAAAAGAAAGAATCAATGATTTGCGAGATCAGGTAAAAGAAGTCCAGAAATACCGGGGGCATTCTCTCTCATGGCAGGGGCCACCTAAACGAACCTGGGAGCCTTCTCGTAAAGTGGAATTAGAAGATGTTTTGGTAACTCGCTCACGAAATCGGCCTTATGAAGCTGATAAATTAAGGTCGGCCCGTCCATATTTAGCATTAGACAAAGGGAATTTTTGGGGTAAACGTTTTAGAAAAGAGGTTTCTGATAAAGCGGGAAACATTGATATTTATGGTCGGCAGGGAGTAGCAGAGGCCATAAACAGGGCAAATATGGAAGCTGTTCCGCGCATTTTGAAAAAGGAAGGTTGGACACTTCGCCACGGGTCCAAGGGCCGTTCTGGGCGGAAATCCAGTCGGTATCTTGTTTCCCCTGACAAGGATTATGAATTGCGACTTTCTGACCATTATCTGCCTGACACGATGGAACGGGCACATAGTCGCAGTCAATACGGGACCAGATGGGACGATGAAATTGTTTTGGGAGGCACGGAATCGCCTGATCATATAATTGATAATATAAAGAAATTATATTTAGAAACGAAATGAGTGAATTTCCCGGCATTACAGCTTCAACGGCCAGTACAGGGTTATTCCTGAGGGACGCCCTTGAATGGTCACGCCGTGTCATGCAGGGGAAACTGAACAATACCGCCCTCTGGACTCTGGCGGCGGATGCGGGAACCACGACATTCACGGACGACAGGATAGGACTGGAGACAGCCTTACACTGGAGTCCAACTACGGTAAACGCCGCTGCAATAGTGGCGAGCATGTACGTTTCGGAAACAAGCAGAAAGAATGGTGAAGTGACAATCTCACATACCAATAATTCCAACACGGACAAGATATTCAGGATCACGTTTCATGGCTGAGCCTCTTCCACATCGACTCCCCGCAGGCGGTCTGCTTCCAGGGCGGTATAGTTATTTTTCGGCACCACCTTGGTTTATGGACACCGATGACCAACGCCGTGGCGGCACCGGCGCGTATTTTGAACTTGATCATTCTATCTATGATAATCCTGGAGGATGGGCCGCTTCTACTTTTGCCCCGGATGTAAGGGATTTTATTGAAACGGAAAACAGGAATGTTTCCTTTGCTCCTTATTCGGATCACCCTACAACAGTGACCGCGAGAAATCTGCCAGTTGGGGCTTTTGGCAGGGGAAAAGACAGCACCTATGGTGAGATAATACAGACCCCAGATGTGGCATATTTTACACAGTCAAGACCTGAGCTACCATCACCAGTAGCAGAAGACAAGCCCCTGGTATCAGGTGAGCAAAGGTCTACTTTCCCCATACCGACAACCCAATGGTTTAACCCAGATACAGAGGAGGTTGTAGACATAGGACAAGGGGGACCGCAGTATTTCAGCGGCTTATCTACAGCCAGGCCAAAGCCGGAAGGCTTCCTTGGCAAGGTGGGCGATTTCTTCACCAGACCAGGCAGAGATATAAGAGATATGACCCAGGTTCCTGTTATGGGTTCCGGTGTGGCAGCGGCAGCGAGGGGCATTCTTCCGTTTGCCATACCTGGCGCGGGGTTACTGAGTTTAATTGCCGGGGCGTTAGGCGGAGGTGATGAGACGCCGTTTCAGTACGAAGGCAAACAGGTGACTGATATTGGAATCGGACCAAACCAGACCTGGCTTGGCGCAGCCGACAGATACGGAAAAGACGGAAGATTTATCGAGGGCGCAAAGGGCGGCGGATATTATATGTACAACGACAAAATAGACATGAGCAAGCTGGGCGGCGGACGTGAAAAGGATGACAGGGGAAATATTATCGGACGCGATATAACCGTTCATACTGATGAGGGTCCGATAGCTGCGACTTACAGGGTAGACGACACGGGCGCCGCGTCAATTACAAGTGAGGGATTCGGCGCACCCGGCGTGGACTACGGTGATATTTACTATGGCGGGGCTGATTACGAGGGACTTGATACTGGATCAGACGAGCAGTGGGACGCCTATTGGGGGGATTGGTAATAACGCAACTCTGGGGAGTTACGGGGTCGGAGATAGACGACGTTTGGCCCAGTGTCGAACCTTTTATCCAGAGGGTTGTGGATAAGGGTTCGG